CTCCTTGGCGATGCCGCCCTCTGAGACGTAGCCCAGCAGCTTGTATTTAAGGGATTCGGCTGCATCGGTGTTCTCGAGCAGGATAGTCTTAGGAGCCAGCTCTCGGGTGTTCCAGCCCAGGGCGTCGGCGTAGGACGCCGTGGTGGTGCCGGTTGTTGATCCGTTATCGATTTTCCACATAGTTTCACCTCATTATTGGGGAGGGGATGAACCCCTCCCCTACATTGTGGGGGAGGGAGAGGCTGATTTCTCCCTCCCCGTATACAAAGGAGGTTGATGACTTGCCAGTTTGCGCTTTCAGCGCAACTATCTGGCAAGCCTGCCTCCTTCAAGGCATCACGTGCCTGCCAGATCAAGCTCTACGATCATGCCGCAAACCAGGATTTGACTATGCAATGAGTCACTGTCTATGCCTACCACATAGCCAACGTCCTGGAGGCCAGTGCCGTCCGGTGCATAAAGGCCGGTATCACCGACAGCGATCTGCTCTCCCATAGTGGGCTTGTTGGCCAGGGTATGAGCACACTCGACGATAGCCATACCATAAGCGGTGATGATAGCGCCTGATGCTCCGTCCTCGCCAGCGATAAGGACTGCGGGCTTGCCTGACTCGTTGGTGGCCTTCTTCCAGCCTGAGCTGTACTTTATGGGGTCACCAGCAACGACAGCGCCTGCAAGCGTGATCTTCATGGGCAGCATGCCCTCCAGTATCTTGCGGCTGGTTCCTGCGTCTGTAAATGCCATAATTCCTCCTTCGGAGAAGTTAAAGGTTAAAAATCAAAGGTTAAAGATGCCCTACCCCCGATGATTTCCTTTAACACTTTAAGCCTTAATTCTCCTTATATTTTCGTTTTGTGTTTTTATTTTTGCTATTTGCATTTTGATTTTTTATTTCTCTTAGTCCTGGACTCCGATCAAGGCGGCTGCCTTGACGCTGGAGAATAGGGCGAGGGCTACATACCACTTCACCCGTGTTCTCGTGGCGTCCTTCGTCTCCAGGGAGCCGATGCGTTCGACCTGCAGCATCTCGGGGCTGGATATGCCACACAGGGCGCCCTCTCCGAACTGGAGGGCGTATATGGTGGAGTCGGCATCACTGGTATAGCTGTCCTCCAGGGAAGAAGCCACATTGTGAGTATCCAGCACCCAATCGCTGATAGCGATAGGTATGCCGTTGTAGAGCTGCACGAACTCTCCCAGCTTGCCCTGGCCGACCTCCAGGTTAGAGCCTGCAGCTCGGGCCAGCGCCTGAAGCTTTCTGCGGCTTCTGCGGCTCATAAGCAGCATATCGGGCTTAGCGCCCTTGATGGCGTCTATGAGCTCGTCCAGCTTGGTTAGGCGTTAGCGTGGCGCCGGTAGCGGCCATAGCGATTACCTGATTAGAGGCGGAGGCGGTATCAATGAGCTTGATAATGCCATCGAACTGCTTGGGGCTGGTGGCTTCGTTCCCGTAAAGGAACTGTTTCTCAAACTCGTGCCTCAAGGCCTTTGCCTTCTGCTCGATAACGGCTGCCTCCAGGTCCTGGATGTTAGAGCGGGTGGATTTAAGGAAATTATCCACGTCCGCATCGCCGCCCATGATCTTGAGCGTGGCAGTGGGCTTAGTGAAAGTGGGCGTAGATTCCACCCAGGTGTCTCCTACATCGTAGAAGTCCACGGTGGGCAGGACGCTCTCCCTGGTATAGGTTAAGCCGTTACCCACGATTTGAATGAAGGGCAGCGTTTGAAGTATAGGGCTATCCTTGATAATGGTCTCTATGACGCCCTGCAAAAGGACGTCATTAGACAGTTTTTCTGCTTCTGCTAGTGTTAAAGCCATAAGTTATTCCTCCTTATTGGGAGGGGATAAACCCCTCCCCTACTGTTTTGGTTGAATTGCGTAAGCGATTTTCTCCCTGGGAGACATGCTCTCGGTGGAGATAGCGCTGCGTGCGGGAGCTCCAGCGGGGACTTTCGTGCCGGCTGCCTCAGCCTCCATGGTCTTCTTCACCGCTTCCACAATGGCCTTGCCCCTATTGATGGACTCGTTGATGTCCTCGATGGTCGCACCTGCGATAATGCCTTCGGGGATAGAGGGGTTAAGGGCCTTAGCCATGCTGAGGTATTGGCTTATAGTGTCGTCTCTCACTTGCATGAGGGCTTTAACGTCGGTTTCGAGGGCCTTGGCCTCCTCGCCTCTCGCTTCGCTCGTCTGGCGCTCTTCGCTTAGAGCTGCCTCGATCTCGGCTATACGGGCGTCCTTCGCCGTTACAGCTTCTTCCAGGGCTGCCTTAGCCTTCCTTTCCTCATCTAACTGAGTGGTAACGGCAGCCAGCTCGTCCGCTGCTGAAACATCCGCCTGGGCTGCTTCCTGGGTTTCTTTTATTTGTTCTTCTGCCATAAGTTCCTCCTTGGTGGGAGGGCATAAAACCCTCCCCTACTTTTTTGCCCTTCGGGCAAATTATTCAGGCACTTCCATTTCTGAAGCTGTCGCTCTCTCTCTCGCTCCGCCTCTCGTGGACTGTGCCCTGAACTCCTGGTTCATCTGCAGGATCCTGGCTCTCTCCTCCAGCCAGCGGTTGAACTCCTCCTCTGGATCCTGAATGTTCGTTATGTCCATCGCCGTCCTGCGGCTGTGGACTCCAGCCTGGACTAACAACTGCTCGTTCTGTGCCTGTAATGTCGTGTCGGCTGGCAATATGGGCCCCCACACTACACGGTGGGTAATGCCCTCAAAGGCTTGCTTCAAATACTGCTGAGCCAGCTTTAATATCATGTCTGTCCTCTGGTTATAGGCGTTTGTGCGTATGGTCCTCTTGCGGGTGACCTTCTGGACCAGCGAGCCTAATTCGATGTTCAAGGCTGCTCCCGACAGGTCCCTTTCGACGCCTCCGTAAGCTGCTCGGGGGGTTTCTGAAATATCGTGCAGGCACCTGTAAATCAAATCTATGTAGTCTATGTGCAGCCTGATGCCGCCGCCCTGGAGAAGGTCTAACAGGTAGGCCTTGGCGTCCTCGGGTATAGTCCATAGTGCGCCCGGCTGCACCTTGATATCCTCTGCTGAGCCGATGTTTTCCAGCACAGCGATGGGGTTGCCCGACAGCTCCAGTATGCGGGACAGTTGCGACAGAGCACGGTTCAGCTCCCTCTGCGGCTGAACGATGGTGGGTATATCCGAAGTGCCCCAGAACTTCTTCGGCTCTCTGAGGTTGGGGAATATAACGAAGGGAATAAAGCCGTAGGGGTTGGGCTTCGACTGGATGCGGTCGTTGTCCAGGTAGAGCTCGAAGGCTTTCTGCGTCCATAGCTCGGTGATATAGGCTTTCTTCCTGGGAACGGCTATATCGTAGAGGACCTGGATTTCCTCCTGTGTGAGCTCATATCTGGAAGCCACCCGCCAGACTCGGGACATATCATCTCCCAGCCACCAGGCGAAGATGCCCGATATATCCGGCGCCGTCACGCGGATCCGCTTCTCCTCTGCGTCCCAGGTAACCTTGTAGCAGCCGTCGCCCAGGACGGCGCAGTCTATCTCGGTTTCCCAGTCGAGCTGCTGCAGGTTGTTCTGCTCATATACCTGGCGCAGGAGCTGCTCTGCCTGCCTGGCGATGGCTTTCGTCTGGTTGGTGCTCTCTATGGGATAGCAGGCGAAGGTTAATCCCTGCATCAAATAGCTGGTAACCTTGTTGATAGAGGTTTGGGCATAGTTAAATACGAGCTGGCGGTTTCGGCTGCTTGTCTGCCATTGTGCGCCGTTATAGAAGTCCAGGTTAGTGCGGTAATCAGCCAGCCTTCGGGTATCCATACGGGCGAGCTGCCCGGGGTTGAATTCATTCATCTTTTCTTACTCCTCCTTTGGCCGTTCTGGGTGAGAAGTCCCTGGCTGCCTCCACGGTGAGGGCCAGGCTCATGAGGAAATCGTCATGCCCTTCCGATGGGTCGACGTAGAAGTTCATGGTCTGGTTGGGGCGATACTGCGCCTTCGCTTTCTCTAGCTGAAACATCGTCTCTTTATGTTCGCTGGAGCCGTCCTGCCTGTACAGCTTCAGCCTGCCTGAGTTGACGAAAGACAATAGCTCGAAGCCCATGTCTGACTTCGATTTCTGTGTGAAGGTGAAGGGAATTACACGGCCCCCGACTTCCTTGCGCAGAAAGCTGGCCACTGGCTGGCCGATGCCGGTGGCGTCCACCAGGACCCTGGTGCAGTTCCACCTCCTCAGTATGTCCACGATTTGGGGATAGAGCTGGCTGTGTGGAGTGCCGGTCCACTGGTATTGCTCTACGATGCGCAAGGTTGGCTCGACCAGCAGCAGCTTCGAGCGCTGGATCACGTCCAGCTCAGCGATGGTGATGACGGTAGAGTCCTGCTTTGGCCTGGCTGCCGTTAGAGCTGCCTTTTCGTCTCCTTCCCTCTCCCCTGCCAGATCAATGCCTGCGATATAGGGCATCTTGCTGTCCTGTGGCCCCTTGAGCCGTGGATGCGTGCCCAGCATGAGTACGATTTGCTGCCGTGACAGGAAGCCTCCGCCTCCCTTGATGGGGAGGAGGGCGTATTGAGTTCTGAAAAGTGGGTGGTCCTTCCCCAGCCTTAGCCTTTCCCCCTGGACATACCTGCGGTAGTCCGGGTTATATTTAGATATCTCCTGCCAATCGTATCTGAAATGCCGTTTTATGCCGTCCTTCTCCTCCAGCTCCAGGTTGGTCTGCTTTATCTCCTCCAGCAAGGTGCTGTCGTCCCAGGTAGTGCCGTAATGGATGGTGGTAACGTTGGTGGATGATCCCATAGGCCTGAACTCCTTGGTGTATTTCTCCTTGCTGACATCCTGCGCTTCGTCTATCTCCAGGAGGATATCGGCGGTGTGGCCGACAACGGAGGATGATTCTTCTGCCGACAGGAAGACGTTCCTGGCGCTGCCCAGGGCGATGATATAGCCCATCTCGGTGCGATAGATGCCGTCGAAGCCGAACTCGTCCAACCGTTCCTTGAGGCGCTGCATGGAGATAATCGTCTGCGGCTTGAAGGTGGGAGAGCACTTGACCAGGCTGCCGCCTTCGGCCATGTAGAGGGTTAATAGCAGTACTTCCAGGTGAGCCGACAATTCGTTCTTGCCTCCCTGGCGGGCCATCTCCACGGAGAAGGTCAATCCCTTGCCGTTGCGGACGCTATCCACGACTGCCCT